CCAGGGTTCGCATTGGTGATCCCGGTGACATTCAGGTCTGCTCCCTTGAGCCTGCTGATATCGCCAGCTGACTTATAAATTGCCCCGGCCATTTCATAGATATCACCGCCACCGCACATCACAATCCATGCATTACCGCTCTGAACTACGGAAACAAGACGAGCCTGAACATCACTCAGGTCGGTTAACTTCTGGCGGATAAAGCCAGGATATCCCTGCACAGTCGACATCTGAGCTTCCCAGACGCGCTCGCGAAACTCGAAGTTAGTTTCAGGCGCTCCACCAGGGGTGCCGGCAACCGGGTTGGTGCAGGTCAGGGCAATGTCAGACGGCAGACTGGTGAGGATCTGGTTAACAGAACCGACCGGAACGGCCCACGAACCGGTGTTTGTCGCAACAGCTGTTACCATCGAGCTGACGCCTGAAGACAGGACCACTGTCGCATCAGCGATCTGGTAGGTATAAGTGCCGTCGCTGACCAGAAACCCCTGCGGTATGACGAATCCTGCTGGACCGCTAAACGTCACAGGAACGGTAGTCGATCCCTCCGTTTTTTGTGCGCTAATTCCTGCCTGCTGCGCCAGGAGGTTCAGCATGTACATATTCGCTTTCAGCGGGCCAACAGAGTTTATGAGGTCGACGCGGATCTGATCAGCAATAAGCAGCGCGCCAACGTCGGTACCGACGATATCCTCAATCAGCGATCCAGGAAGGTCCGTAGTGATGCCCGGTGATAACTCAGTGGCTCTGGAAACTAAATCTGCGCGCAGTTCTTCGGATGTTTTCGGCACGGGCCCGACTGCGTCATAGCTAACGGACAAATCACTCATACGTTCACCGTTGTGATAATTTTAGAACCGGCGTTAGTTATCGCCGAAATGTTGTATACGGGCGGGTCATCACTTACCATGGCTATCTGCAGCGATGAAAAATACTGGCTAAATTGCCTTTGAAGCCTGTCGACATAGTAGGTAGGCAGCACCTGCTGAATGACCGAGCTCTGAGCCGGGATTCCGTTGTTTGCAAAAAACGGCGACTCCTGCGGCGCCAGCTTCAGATTCTGGATCAGCGTCGTAAGATAGATGGAGTCGTTAAAGCCATTTTCATCCGGCACCACCAGCACCCACTTGCCGCCCGCTTCTCTTCCGTAGGTTCTCATTGCGTGATATTCCCGTTGAAAGTCGTGATTGGGGCTCCGGTGTTTGAACCGCCATTACCGTTTGAATGCTGATGAGCATTCAACCATGCAACCAGGGCGGCCCAACCGGTATGCATAATCGCCGGGCTGGTACTGGCGGTTGAGTCCTGCAGATTCCCGGTCTCTCCGGTGATGCTCCACATTCCCTGCGTAAGAGTTAGCACCGTGCTGCCGACAGTGACCTTGAACTGGTCCACGGCAGCGATTGTTACGCTGTCAGGCGTCAGCAGAAACGTCGTGTTGCTACCCTGATCCCGAATGGTCACTCCCTCAGGCCCGTAAATGGTGACAACGTTCCCGTCGACGGCCTCCCATTCGGTGTTGCTTATCGGCAGGTATACCAGGGCGCTAAGGTTGGCGGGGGGGGTTAGGTCGGCGATACCACCGCCCTGCCCGCTGACGCCGCCAAGATAGGTGTCTGCAGGAATAACAATCCCTTTATCTCCTGGCTGCATCGGATATCGAATGTACTGCGGCCCGAAGAGTGGGATCGTGACATTAGGGAAAACGTATGGCGTGTCATGTAGCTCGAAAGCTACCGTGACCATATTTCCTTTCTGCTCAACAATGCTGGCAGGCAGTATTTTCCCGGCCGCCTGAAACGCCTCATTAAATTTCTGCTCCGCGAACCGGTTCATGTTCCGGCCGAAATTAAGCTTCTGGTCAACACTCATTTTGTCTTAACCGCCTCCGCCGGGTATGCCTCAATCACCGTGATCCACGCCTCTGCTGTCGGCTGCCTGCTGTTACCCAGCAACCTCACCGACTGAACGACAAATTCGCCGTTAAACGCTGAGTCATCGCGAAACTGCGAGTAAGAGGATGCCTGAATCATCGGCCTGGCCTTTTCCGGCATCAGGATGTGATCGCCGGTCTGAAGGTCAGCTCGCATAACGCAGATGACGCTGACGACACCAAAGCTGATCCACGTTGGCTGACCTATCAGGTCATTGAAATTTATCTGGACAGGGTTTTTGCTCCTTTCCGTCGCGCTGGTTTTTGAACCCTGATCCGGGTGGTTGGCGTAGTCGTTATCCCACACCCGGATTTCGTTGCCATTGACCACGGCAATTTCCACCCCCGTATAGCCGGGGTCTTTGATGCGGGATAGCGAAAACGCCCTCAGGTTTTTTGCCAGCTCAGTGAGGGAGCCGCAAAACATGGGGCGATCGTAATTCAGCGTCAGCCTGTCGCTGATGCTTATGTTCGGTGTAAATCCCCCCATCGTCATGACACATTGTGTCAGCGCAACGGAGAGTTTCTGCCCCATAGACCATGGCATGGTCACCTGAAGAGGCACCATCTGCCCGCGGGCCGTGGTGTTAACAGGGCCCGCAACAATGATGAAGTCAAGCCGTAGCTCTGTGCCCTGCCAGTTGCCGAACACCTGGAAAATGGTCCCCTCTATGGCAAGCTTTTTGTCCCACACTCCCGCTAGCGGCAACCCCTTCGACATTCCGGCAAAGATCTGAATTCGCTTACCGTATAGGTTCTGTCTGGCCTGCTGCATATCTTTAGGGCCGATGCCCCACACAGTGAGATGGGTTTCCCCTGCTGGCGTTGATTCACCAAAGCGCATGATGTCGAATTCGACCATCAGCGCGCCTGGGTTATAGACTCCGTTCTTCAGGCTGGAATATTGCTGAATTAAGGTGTCGCCATCAAAAATGTTAATTTCGTAATAGCGCATCAGCTCGTTACCTCAATCTGCCCGTTTTTTTCACGCCAGATCATGGTCGTCGATGTGAACACCCCATTCAGGAGGTTTATTCCACCTGATGATGTCGACCCAACAACGGCAGTATTCAGCACCGGGTTGCCGGCGCTGTTGGTGATCAGCAAATACCAGCGCTGCGCGGCGATGTTCCATTTCATCTGGCAGGTGTATACCGTCCCGTCGAGAACCGGCGAGAACGTCATGCTCTTCCTCTCAAGCCCGGTAAACGGGTAATTGACGGTGCTCATATGCCAAATACCCCCTGCAGCTTGCCGATCACGCCCGTTATCGCCTCTGTAACCGAACCGCCAAGCGATGTGTTACCCAGTGCACTGACAGTGTTTGTCCATGCGCTGCTGTTGTTCTGGTCACCACCATCAATTTTGCTGAGGAAGCTGTTTACTGCCTGATCAGCTGCAGTTTCGCTAATCAGCGGCTGCTCGAAATCCCAGAGCCAGGACCGCTGCGGAAGCGGATCATTACCGGTTGAGCTGTCCTTAACAGTTTTCAGGATGCAGTTGTTGTAGATGATTGACGGCGTGGCCACGATGTAAGTCCCGCCCAGGTTGGCATGCGCCTGAAGCACCGCCTGCAGCGCGCTCAGCGTTACCAGCTTGGTCATGGCGCCGGTATTCTCGTTCACTGGCGCATCCATCATCAGGCTGACCCTCAGCGGCTGTGCAAGAAGCGCGTTAGCTGCGACAGTCTGGTTAGCGAACGGATAGCGAGCGATGTCATAGTCAACCATCGTTGCGCCCTGAACTGGCCGCCAGTGACAGAAATATTTGTCCAGATCGGTAAGGCTGATTGCCCCGCCGATCAGCCCGGTTACAAAGCTGGCGCTCTGGGTTAATGCCACTATTGGCAGCATGCCGCCGGGGATAGCCTCCGCAACTCCATTGCAGAGGATAACAGGGGATATTTCGAAGCCAAGCCGGTAGAGTTCGCGAGTAAATGCCATTATCCAGTCACTCCAAGCTGTGATGATGAAACGATGGCATTGCCGCCTGTGTTGTTGAATATCTGGATAACCGCGCCCTCGCTAACCCGGTTTCCGGCCCCCTCTTTCGTGGACATAGCGGAGATGAGTTTTGCCAGAATTGCAGGGTCGTTGAGGTTCAGCCTGTCGTTAGCGCCAAGCCCGGTCGTTTTAACGACATGCCGGATGTACTCCGCTGTGTCGTTCTCGTTCGACGGCGCCCATTTTTTCGCTATTTCGCTGACTGTGTTGATGCCGCGGGTGCCATAAATTTGCAGCTGTTTCGCCGATGCCAGCACGCCCTCATCGAGAGTAGGAAAGACAGCAAATTTCCCGCTCTTCGTGTTGTGCGTACCGTACCCCTCAGCCCAGCGCAGATTGGTCGGGTTATTGAACCTGTCAGCGATCGTCCGTCCTTTAGCGGAGACATCCGCAGGAGTTGGGTCGACAGGTTTAACATCGCCACTGGAGAAGAATCTCTTAACGCCCTTCAGCCATCCCCACACCCGCGGGTCATCTTCTGAACCCGGCGTGTAAGTCTGTCCAGTCTTCGGGTCCGTGACCTTCTTGTCGCTCAGTATTGAGGATCCGGAAGTCACATCCGATACTGAGATGTCGGTTTTACCCACAACCCAGTCGTAAACCTTCCCGATGAGCGCCCCAAGCTTTTCAATGCCAGCCATGAAGCTGTCAACGTCCTTGGTGAACTCTGGCGATGCCAGGTAATTCCCGAAGCGCTCAATACCGCCCGCCAGCCCGTCAATCCATTTACCCAACTCTGGAGACTGCAGCACAGTATCAATGGCACCAGCCAGCGCGTCAGAAAGCTTGCTCAGTTGCGGTGTGAGCGGTCCAAGCCCGCGCACAAACGTGTTACGGATGCTCTGTCCGCTGTAATCCAACTGGACGTTGAAGTCCTGCCACTGCCGCGCCTGCTGATCGGTGATCTGCAGTAACTTCGCATCCTTCTGCGCCCGGCGCTCCATCGCATCGATTTCTTCATCGCTCATATTTTTAAAGCGATTCAGGTCGTCAAGGCTGAAAAAGTTCGTCAGGCCATAGGCGTTGGCCCCCTGCAGGGTGCTGCCGTTTTTGACAAAAATGTCACGCGCATTGCGAATCAGCTGCGGCAGGAGTTTCGCCGGGTCCTGGTCGGGGTTATTGATCCCGAGAGCCTGAAACTGCCAGCGCTTTGACAGATCCATCTGGCTGTCTCGGATGGCCCCCAGCGTCCCTGTCGGGTTGCCTAGTGCTTTCTGGTAGTTAATGGCTGTGGAGTCCAGCGCGCCGATGCTCGTCCCGATCCCGAGAGAGGTGAAACGCTGGGATCCGGTTGTGGCCGCCAGGCGGTTAAGCCCGAAGAGACCGCCGACGCCAAGCACGCCAGTGAACAGGCCGACGATACCACCCCATGACAGCAGGCTTGTGGTTGCATCCCTTATGTGCCCGGCCAGCGATTTCGCGTCCTTCGTGGCGTCACTCAAAAACCCCTTTGATGAGCGAGTTTTCTTGTTGAAGTCTTCCTGACTCTTGTTGGCCCTGTCCAGACTGTCGGTAAGCCGCTCAAGGCCGCTGTTTATCGACAGAATCGCGCTTGCCCCCTCAGAAAAGGCTTTAGCCAGTAGGTCGCCCTCTGTTTTCGCTTTCGCCGTCTCTTTGGTGGCATCAGTGGCGCCATGCGCCAGCCCGCGCCATGCTTCAGGAAGTCCCTCAAGTGCAGCCTGATATTCTTTGAACTTCTCCATAAACGCGACAAACTTGTCGTCATTTACGTCAATATCGACAATAGACTTAGCCACCATTGAAGGAACCCCTGTCTTTTAGCGCGGAAATAATGTAACGCTGGCGGTACTGCGCCGGGCTGGCGAACTCTTCGCCGGTAATTTCCCTGATCACCCGCCAGAAACCCTCGTTAGACGCCCAGTCTAGGAGGGTATGTATGACGTTTCCGGCTGGGCACTCTGGGTCTGGGTATCGGTAGGCTGATTCGACGTCAGCAACGAATCGCGGAACGCCGTAACGCTCGATGATACGAGTTGCCCACCGAACATGCCGATCACTGAGCCCACCGTCGGGGCGATCAGGTGAGCTTTCTGAATGGCAGAGGAAACCATAAAAAAAACCACCTCACCATCAACTTCGCGGTATTCGTCAGGAGAGATAATCCCCTGCTTCATCGCGACTTCGAAAGATGTGGTTTTCCATGTACCGCCGTCATTCCACACCACTGAAGTAAGGCGCTGGATTTCGTCTACGATGGTTGGAGCCTGCTGGGCCTGCTGGGCCTGCTGGT